GATTTTAGTTTAGACTCTATATTATCTATATGTTCCGTGATAAATATTGTTGTTTTCTCACTATCAACGGAATTAAATATAAAATGCCTTAGTATTTCTTTTTGATTTTCATCTAAGTTAGAACTCCACTTATTATTGAATTTTTCAGTAAGTAACTTAAATGTCAATGATTTTAATTCAGGGTCTACAGATTCCATGAATTCTTGCTTATCACTTGTACTGTCCGTATTATTACTAGTTATATGATTTACTATATATAGCTTATTTTTTAAATATAACGAAGGATTATCTGATTCCCTATGCTCAAATAAATTATATATGGAAGCATATATTTTGTAGTTATCTATCTGAGTTTTCATAAATATATCTTTGTTAAAGCTTTTATTAATATCTTTAACAAGATTGTATTTACTCTTCTCTAATGTTGGGGAGTTTATCTGAGAGTGTTCTTTTATAACAGCATCCACCATTTTTAAAGCAAATTCAGGATTTTTATCCTTGTAATTATATAACGTATTATATAAATTAAGTTCTGATTTCAATGGTGAGTCATCATTGAAATATTTCTTGACAAATTTTATACTGAGTGGATTCTTACCTTGTAAAACATCACTTGTCATTTGTCTAATCAGCAATTCGTATAGAAGTCCTGTATTCTTTATTTTTTTATGTTTAAAAATCTTCGACATTATATCTTAATTATTTATTATAAATATACAATTATGAATCTAACATTTCATTTAAACTTTTCTTTCCAAAACTATCTTCCAATTGCTTCAACAATTTTGCTCTGTCTACTCCTTCTCCTTTCGTTGAAAAACCTGTATCTGACATAACTCTTTGATATCCTAAAGGGTCTCTTCCATTAGATTTATCTCTGTCAGTTCCAAACTTTTTATTTGATTTAGGTCTACCACCCATCTCTCCAAACTCACCACCATCACTTTCAACAGGTTCTTTTGATACATGCATTTGAGCTATTGTGTGTGGAGTTCCTTTAACCTCTCCTGATTGTCTAGGGTCATTACCTTCACTAGCTATCTGCTCCATTCTCCAAGCTGTAGCTTGGTCTTTCAATAATAATTCTTCCTCGGCAACCCATTCGTCCCTACTTAGATTCAATACATTTTCATATATATATTTTCTTGAAACTAGTTTTGATTCTTTCATGGCAGAAGCTAGTGCAATCTTTTCATTTAATATCTCAACTCTCTGTCTTTCATAAACTATAGATGGATTATTTAAACTTAATTCAAAATCAATTAAAGATGAATCAGTATATCCTTGTAAAAATAAATGTATTACTGCTATTTTATATAATTCAGATTCAAATATACTTTGAATTCTTTCAATTGTTCTTGCAAATCTTACATCTTCTGCTGCTAATACGGCTTTTCCCTCCAAATTTTCATCGTATCCTAAGAATGCTCTAGGTATCTTTAAAGCAGCCATCATTTTCTGCTTAATGTAATCAACGTCTTCTATAAAACCATCATTACTCATTCCATCTAAAGTCTCAATTTCTGTCTGATTATCTCCTCCTCTAACAGGAATGTAGACATCTTCCAACATATTTTGCAAATTAAACTTCAAATTGTACTGACCTGTTTTTTCATCTATATATGGAGTCTTTTTAGTGTCATCCATAATTTTCTGCATGTATTGGTCAATTTCATTAGGACTCAAATTACCTACAGCTATCTTATAAACTCGTCTTTGAGGTGCTCTCATAATTCTATGAATCATCATTGCATCTTCCATCAAAGAAAGTCTTTTATACTCTTTCCTAGCAGCCTCTAACATTGACCTACCGTATGGTAAGAAATTAGTATCTGAAAGTAATCTAAAATGAGCTATCTCATAATATTCATACTCATCTTTTAAAAATGGATTTCTATTTGTTAATGGTTCATATTTAAATCTAACATCATAGGGATTATATTCAGCCATCCCACCTTTGTCAAATCTAGTTTGCATATCTGATTTAAGTCCTGCTTGTTGTGCTTCCAATCCTTCCAACCTTTGCACGTCATATGAAGACATCGGAATTACATTCACAACTCCAAGTTCTTCATCTAAATCTAAAGCTAAATAAAAATCTCCATACTTACAGGCATTCCGTATCCAAGGCCATAAATTAAATTCAATATTTAATATATCATAAAATAAATTATGTAATATTTGTTTTATTTTATCATTCTGAGTTTTTATTTTTAATATAGAACCATCAGCAGACCTTATACTAGATTCATCTGCATATATGTCTAATGCTGATGCTAATATAGGGTCTTCATCCATTGCTTCATAGTCCCTATATAATTCTAGCTTTGTGGCAAAGAAGTTTGTAGAAGCATTAGGAGTATAATATCCATGTGATTTATAAGTATGAACTCCTGTATACCTACCTCTATACGCACTATCTCTAGTTCCTACAGACTGTAACTGAGAAGTATCATAAACCTTTATCCTATTCTTGCCTGTTCTCCTAACTACTACTTTAGTAGAAAATAGTTTTGATAACCTAGACCTAAATGATTCTTCTGCCATATTTTTACTTTTTTATATATGGTTATAATAACCATCTTAATGAATCTGATTCCTTATTCGGTAACTCTTGAGTCCAATTTTTATGGTCACTACTATTGCTTGAATAAAATGATTTTTTAAAATTATCTAAGGTAGCTCTTTGAATTTCAATACCCTGCTGTTTCAATTTCATTGCTGTGTCCCTTACCCAAAATGCCATTGCCCAACACATTGTTAAATCATCGTGATATCCTCTTTGAGCTTCAGCCCGACCACTTTTCCATATAAATGTGTTAAACTCATCTAAAGACCTAACGCTTCTACATATCGGAGATTTTTCTCTGAAGTATGTTTCTAGTTTAGATATCATTACAGGTCTTGTTTTCATGTTTATCGAAACACCGGGTGTCATTTTACTCTTATCTTGCAAATCATATGAACCAACTAAATGTTTAGAAATATCTACATACGGGTCATTCTTATAATGATAAAACAAATTAGTATATCCTCTATCTAATGCAACTTGAACAGTATCCCATCCAATTCCATTGTTATCTATAATCAATAATGCGTTATTCCATTCGGAAGCTACAGATACCAACATATTACCGAAATCCTTAGTACTTATAGCACCTTTATACTCGGCAACCTGTGTAACAGTTTCTACATCGATTACTACAAATGCACTCTCATCTTCTCCGTCACCACGAGCAACGTCAGCAGATATTATATATGATTTTTGATATGAAGGATACTCCCATATCCAATAATTAGCATCGAAACCTCTCTTTTCTATAGGTTCTTGAACGTATGTTGTTCTATACCATTCTATGATAGGCCCGTCTATAACCGTATGTCCTGAAGTTATAAAGTCACAATCATTTTCTTGTGCAGCCATTTTCGGGCCGAGTAAATTATCCTGTTCATCCCTCCAAGATTGGTCTCTATCAGGATGTACATACCATGGTAATCTTATTGGGAAAAATTCCTTCCCTTGTTGTGCTATAGTCCACTTTTTATGAAATAAATTGCCCGTTCCATTTGGAGATGATATAAGTATTGCTCCACCCCCTGTAGATAGCGTAGATTGTGCTGCTGTCCATATATCATCTATAGTATCAATATGAGCTGCTTCGTCTATTACAAGTAACGACAATGCCTCAGAACGACCTGCATCTACTGATGCTGCAACTGCTTTAACTTGTGAACCGTTTTTTAGTCTTAAACTTAGCTTATTATCTTCTATAGATGAAGCTTTCAGCCATGAAGGTAAGTTTTCATACATGACTCTAACTTTAGTAACAAGGTTTTTTGCAACTTCTTGTTTTGTTGCAATAACCAATACGTTAAAATCAGAATTAAAAGTCATTTTATAAAGGATATATCCCGCTGTAAGTGTGGATAATCCTAACTGCCTTCCTTTATTAACAACAACAAATCTATTCTCTTCAAAATCAAATAGACATTGCTCTTGGAATGAGAATAGTTTAAAATTAACTTTACCTTTCTTAGGATGCTGTATTACACAGTATTTCTTCATGAAATGAGTAGGGTCTACCGAACATTTTCTGTACTCATCCTCTATAATTTCCTTTAATGTTTTTTTTGCCTTTACCTCCTCTTGCATCTATTTTATATTTGCCACAATTCTATAGGATGTATATGCACTTATAACTCCTATGAAAAACCAAACAACAGGCTTTTCAATAAAATTTTTCTTATCTGCTTTTATATAATTTTCATATGCTTGTATACTTTTTTGCATATTGTCTAATCTATCGTCTTTTAATTTTATGAGTTTATCATTTATACTCAGTAATTCTTGATAATTAAAACTTTCATCTTTATACTGCTGTACTAGTATATTATTTAATTGTAGATTTTTATTTAGTTTTGTATTTGTAGTTTCTAATGAATCTATATAATTATATATTCTTATGACTTGGTTCTGAGTAAATACCGTATCAACATCTACTTGAGATATCAATGCGGTATTTACTAAT